TGTAAGCTACAAAGGCGAAGGCGAGGCGCATTTTTCAAGCGTTGCGGAATATGAGCAATACATTAATGACATTATGAATCCTGAGCCTGAATATAATTATTTTTTCAATGAAGATGATGAGGGTTGGGGTTAATTATGCCAGCAATTGAAAAGCGCGTTCTAGTAGCGCGCAAGAAAGCTGAGAACGAGGCCAAAGGCTTGAAGCGCAAATACTTCTGGCTTACGGAAGCTGAGACCGAAAAGGTTAAGAAATACATTCTTAAACTGAGAACATAACGCCGAGTTCAGCCCGTGGCTGGGAGTAAGTGAAAATTGGCCGATTCTAGCACCATCGGCTGCAACGAATTGTTATGTGCAATTATTACTGGGAGTAAAAAATGGAAAGAGATTGTAAGCACGGGCAGCTAGCTAGAAGTTGCAATTTATGCGAAGCAGCGGAAGCGATTAAAGCTGCATTCTTTGAGGGTTACTCTTGCGGGTATTCTGAGGGAATTTCTGACGGGCACCCACTTAGCGGAAGAAAAAGCGATAAATCAAAAGCGGAAGACAAAGAATCTGCATGGATGTGTAGTGACGCATGGCTTGAAAGTGAGAACACATAACAGTGGAATATAAAGTTTACGCAAAGTCGAGGTATATAAATCAATGACTTATAGAGTGACCAAAAAGGCAGGGAAGCTTTGGAGCGAGCAGGCCAATGCTATCCAAGAGCGCAAACGCAATGCAGAAAAAGTGCCTAGCTCAATCGTTTTTATCGACCCCTACATGAAAATTACTGTGGAGCGAAAACAAACGAACGAACTTGCAGTTTTTGAATGTTTCGAGGGCGATAGAATCGATAACTATCGCGTGTACTGCAACGATAAATTTTTAGGTGTGCAGAGCATCACGGAATTAACGAAAAACATTCGCAAAGCATTACCAAGATTTAAACAATTTTTTTAATCAACAGGTGCGAAATGGACAACATTGACTACGAAAAACTAGCTGATTCAATAGCTAAAAAACTGCGCCTACTGCCACCACCCGATAAAGTAATTTGGGAAAGCAAACAGTGCGCCGAATATCTTCGCATTAGCGAACGGCACTACGTTGACAAAGTGAGCAAATCGGCAGGCTTCCCGCTCGCAATAAAACTGCCCACAGAAAATGGCAGTCGCGGCCACTCGCGCTGGTACGCGCAAGAAATTCAGGAATGGGTAAAAAAACAAAAGCGCGCAGCTTAATCCAGCTGCCGCGCTATTTCCGCTGCAGTCGCGTTGTAGTAGGTCATTAGCTGCTTTATATCCCTATGGCCCACCATGCGAGCCAATTGCAACACATCCAATTTTTTAGCGAGCCGCGTAATCGCTTCATGGCGCGTATCGTGAAAAGTTAAGCCATCGATACCCGCACGCTCAGTGCCGCGTTTAAACAGCGAGCTGAGCACACCAGAAGCCAAACCAAAAACACTACCCTCTTCTGGCCACGGTTGCAGCTTCTCTAACAGAGCAACCGCCGCACGCGATAACGGCACCGTTCGCGGCAATCCGTTCTTGGTATCCGGCAAATGCGCTGTGCGCTCAGCCAAATCAATAAAGCGTGGCTCTAGGGCGCAGATCTCACCCGCCCGCATTGCAGTCTCTATCGCGAACAGAAACGCCACGGCAACACGCTGCTGTTGTTGCGTTACCTGGTATTCATCCGCGTAATTTAACGCAATCAAAAGTGCGGCTATTTCATGCTGAAAAATTCGGCGGTCACGGTGCGGGGGATTTTTAGGGCGCTTTAAATCTGTAAGCGGGTTGTGCTCCATGAGCCGCCAGCGCCTTGCTTGGGTCAAGCAATGGCTTATTAAATTGAGCTCGCGATTTACAGAGCCCGCTGCAACACTCAACAAGCGGCGATCACGCCACCCCTCAAAATGCTCGCGGCGTAAATCAACAACCGGCACCGCAGCAATCTCATCACGACAAAACATTTTCAGTCGCACAATTTCCCACTGCGCGCCTTTTTTGTGCTCAGAAACCTCATCAGCGTATCGCAAGAACACATCGCCAAGCGTGCTATGCTCACACACATCGATATGAGACCCTGACCGAGACAACACCTCCTCGGTTTCAAGTGCCCACGCACGGGCAGCAGCTCTAGTGGAAAATCGCTTTGATTTACGGATACTATTAACACAAAGCTCAGCCAGCCACTTTTCGCCAACCTTCCTGAATGACGCCATCCCCCTCACCCCAAAACGTAATTTGCAACGTAAAAAAAACGTAACGCACTGCAATAATATACGTTTATAAGCGATAAAAAGCGATATTGAAAAACAGGTAAAAAGCCATAAAGGCTTTAAAAACAATAGATTAAGACAAAAAGCGGGGATATGCGAAACTTAAAATGGTGCCCGAGGCCGGACATAAAAACACAGTATTTAAAAGGGTTACAGCAATAAAAACGTAAATAAGACGTAATTATTTATAAATACAGTCGCAGTCCGGCTATAGAACCAGCTACCTCGCCCTATCCTCTTTAATCCGCCAGCTGCCCTCCACGAACGTTCCAATTTCGCCGTTTTCGTCGGTGGCTTGGGCATCGTAATAGTAATCACCAGAGGCGGTATTGCCTGGTACCACGAAGTGCACGCGGCCATCAATGCCGCCACTGGTTATGGCGCCAGTCAAAACCGCCACACTGGTACTGGCATCGTTTGGCGCAGAGCGGGAATCTATGCCCAGTTTAAAATTAGTCCAGCCGCTAATATTAACCGGTTTGCCGCCGCTTTTAATTTGGAATGTTACGCGTTTAGTGTCGCCGCGCTTGCGGGTAATGTTTAGCTCAAATGGTCTCATCGTCTAGCTCCACGGTTAACTCATCGTCTAGCGCAACCTCGAGGTCGCCAGCCAGCTCTATATCGTATTGTTGAGCCACAAGCTCTACCCCTAATTCACCATAAATAAAAATATCGCCCGCACCACCACCGCCGCCCTGCGCGTTTAAATGCTGCCACGCGGTACCGCTGGGGAGCGTTGAGCCTGCGATTAGTTTTTGCCATGCGGTCATTGCGTGTGATTCCATACCGCGCTGGATATATCACCAAGCGTGTATTGGTTGCCGCTGGTGACTACCTCGCGAATTTCAATTTTGTCGTAGTCGCTATCAATCTCTACCACGATCGTGGGAGGGATTGGGGCGCGGTCGAATACGTTGCGGTCACTTATGCCGTCCTCACTCACTATTTCGCGCAGAATGCGCAGGGTGTGGCTCACACCGCCATAAGGCACTATTCGCCAGCCGGTGCGCAGCACGCCATACATTTGGGTAAATTTGCCGCCGCCTTTGGGCGCATTGCCCTCAACATCTAACGGCGGGTAGTAGGATTGCTCATCGTTTGTGTTGAGCATAAATAAATCGATCAACTCAATGTAGGCGTGCGATATATCTATGCCATTGGTAACGGTATCCGCATGCAAATACAGGCGTTTTGCGACGTAATCAACACTAGCGAGGGCTGTCATCAATCACCACCAAATTAGTTGCAGGGTCAAAATGACAAGGGATGTCGTTAACCATCCAGCCCACCATCGCGACTTTTATAGCCTCAGCCAAATCAGCGATATAGAGCGTGTAGGCCTCGCCGGTTACGGGGCTCACAAATTGAATATGCTCTAATGCAACGTTTGATACTGGGCGAAAAACCGTGTGCACAGTGACCGATTCGCTTTTGATTTCTAGCGTTTGCGAATCAACCTCAACCTCTTGCACGCTTGCGCGAATCCAGTTGTCTTGACTGGCTTTTGCGGTATCGATTTCAATTTTTGTGGTGCGAATTGCTTTAATAAGCATGGACCGCCCCTTACGAATAAACGCGATCTGTTGCGGCCACTAATGAAAGTTTGATTGTTTTGCTGCGCGTGAGCGTGCCAGTCGCCATTGCGAATTTACCAGAACCAGGGCGAATACCAATGAGCACCACATTTTTATCGGTACCCGCCGCACCGCCCGCGGTTGAGTTGTCGTAATCAAAATCAAAACCAATGGAGGCAGCAGAAATAGTGCCGGCAATATCGGCATTCACTGCATCCTGCACAGTGATTGCACCTGCCTCGCCATAGTCATTACCAGCGCCCGCTGGCGCGGCGTACATTAAGCGATAGCTCGAACCAGCACCCACAAGCACACTGTTAAATTCCAGCGTACCCGCAGCGGTATAGGGGTTTGTGCGCTTAACGTTACCATCGTCATAAAACTCTACTCGGTTTGAATCTGATACATGCACGTTATCGATAAAAACCGATTGGCTTGTCACCAAGGTATCGCCAGAAAATGCGAGCAAAGCAGCCGCCGTTTTACCGGTAATTGTGCCAGCGGTACCCGCCGTATTGATATTGGAGTTTTGGCGCAGCAGGTATTGAATTTTTGTGTAAATTTGCTCAAGTGTTGCGCTGTTACCATCTACAATTATTTTAAAATTGTAATTGGTACCGCCAATGCTGCGCGACTGATTTGCCGTGTAATAACTCACGGTTATGCCGCTATAAGGCGCACCACTCATGGCGGCGTCATTTGCAGAAATTTTTAAATCGTCATCGTTACTCAACAACAAATTTACAATGTAAGCGCCAGTTGCGGTTTTACCCGTTTCAGCCATCGGCGCGGTCTTATATTTTTTGCCATACTCGCGGCAGAATGCCGTTAAAAAAGTGCGCTTATCAAAGTTGCCGTTTGAGGCATCGCCATAAACTTGAATTGCCTCATTTACCTGATCTGTAAATGTAAAATTGGTGGGCGCGTCATTTGCAGCTAATTGGTAATACTGTTGCGCGCCAGTTGATACGCCACCCAAGCCAACCACACAAACATGCTCACGGTTTAATACACCCGCAGATGAATACTCACGAAAGCCGCCATCGCGCAGCATTTGGCGCGTTGCATCGTTTGCAGGTTTCCAGCCGCTATAGTTACCGCCCTCATCCACACCAAAATAATATTGACCGCTGAGCGCATCCAATGCGGTCATTGGGAATGGTGAATCTTGATAGGTTGCAGTAGCCCACAGATCTGCAAATTTTGAATAGAGCGCCTGAATTGTTACGCCATCCTTTGCAATTAAATTGCCCGCAACATTTAGCGTAAACGTTCTTGCTGGCTCGTTAATCGTCAACTCTGTACCAACGTTAAGCTGCGCACGCGATGTTATTTTTGGCATGGATTAATCCTCTAAATATAATTGCGGTCGAGCAATTGGCTCACCGGCAGCGATGAATTTTGTGCGCTAGGCGTGTAATTTCTTAACAATGATTTCGGAACGTAGCCGGGCTTGATTACATCTACATCAATCGCCACTGGCGTTTCGTAAACGTAACCCCATGTGGTGCCCGCATTTGAATCTACCGAGGCCAAAATGGTACCGGTACCCGCAGCGCGAACAACAACATCTGAGCCAGAAACTAAACCGGTTAGCGTGAGCGTGATGGTGTCGAGCGGGTATAAATTTTCGCTTTGCGCAGTGGAAGTGGTAACTGTTGTAATGCGGATATTCGTAAGCAAGTTAGCGGCATCCGCAGTAACACAGGTGACACGCAATTTTATTTTTATTCCAACTGCAGGGTCTATTGCACCAACGCCCGCAAAGTTTGTGGCGTTAGCTGTTAGCCAGGTGCCGTTGTAGCCTGCACCAATATCGTATTGGAATTCATAGCTTAAATTGCCGGTGTTGGTGCCAGTGAGCGAAAGCGCGGAATTTGCGAGTGCAGTGTGGCCAATCAAAAAGTTCGGCGCTTCAAAAATTATTTGCTGGCCCGAGACGGTCATTAACACCGAGCCGGAACCATTGAATTTTGGCGATCCGCTAGTCACAACACACTGACCAGCAGTAGATGCCGATGGCTCATTACAAACAATCTCAAACACGCCAGCGGTAGTTGATGTTAAACGTGAAAGCCAGTGAATGCCGTAAATTGCGGCAATACCTGTTGTTGGGCTTGTACAACCTACATTGCGGATACTTGTGTTTATTGTATTCACAGAGACGGTATCAGCGTAGTCGCCGTAAACGTCAAATATTTCAATATTTGATTGGGTATTTTCCATTTCCCAAATACCCAATCGCGTGCCGGCAGCATAACAACGCTTAACGTAAATACCGTTACACGCTAACTGAAAAGAACATGACCATAGCCGACCCATTGCCGCCACTGAACCGCAATCAAATGGCGTAGAAAATGTACCAAAATTGAAAAATCTAATTTCGTCAGAAGCCGAAATAAATAACCAAGATGCGTAAGGGTGCGAATTTACTACACCAGGAATACTACCCCCACCATCTATTTTTGTACCAAACGATCCGGTTGTTACCGCAATAGCACAAAGACCACTATCGGCACCTGTAACGGTTGTAGTCAAACCGTCCGCAAAGCGTAGATTAGACACATAGGTGTTTCGGCTAGCTGAAATTTCCACTCTTGCGCCGATTGAGGTGCAATCAATCAATTGTGTATTGGCGCATAGACTAACAAAAATCGAAAAGCTAGATGGTGATGCGCGCGCAGTCAACGTTATAGATTTACAATTTGTAAATATCCCACCAACAACACCCGCTACGCTTACTACGCGCAATCCAGAATAATCAAGCCAGTAACGCGCAAATAAGCAGTCACTAGCATCAACCCCAAACAAACACGTACCTAGCGCAAGCGCCGTGGTCGATAGAGTACCCGTGGGTGCCACTATTAAATTTGCAAGACTCGGCCTTGTCGTAGGTCGATTAATACTAATGTTATCGTTAACTATTGAGTCTTCAATATTTAACGAATATGCCGCAGTAAAATTACAATACCACTGGCAAACCACACCATTTAAATCAATTGCGCCACCACTAGTGGTTACAAATTCTGCGCGAGTTCCCACCGTCGCATTCGGCACTACACGTGGCCCAGAACCAAACCCAGATGTGCGCGCACAGTTGGTTAAAATGGCGGCAGGAATACGTACACGGCAACCCGCTGGCGGCAAATAACCAACGGTATTTGTGCCATCACTCCCCAACACTAAACCAGACGTTGTATGCCAAACAAATTTCGCGCGGCTATCAGTTGGCGTTGTTGAAAGTGCGGGCTTTGCGCCAACACCACAAAACTTTTCAAATACATTTGAGCCAGGTGCAGTTTCTATAAATGCGCCAGCCCATATCTGCGACAATACGCCCGTCGTTGGGCACGGTATAACCTGCCCCGCAACCCCCGTCGTATCGTCTAAATAAAACCATGCTAATACTGAGCTAAATTTACCAACGCGCGGCACTGTAATTGTTGAGGTTTGAGCTGAACGGACCTCAATCCAACACTGCAAATCAGCACCCGCACATGTAGCCGTAATGCCGGTTAATGCACCCGCAGAAAAAGCGCCACCCGTAACGCCGCCAATTTTTATATAACCGCTGGCAGGTATTGCAGCACCGGGCACAATGGGCTCACTTTGCCAATTCCCCCACACACCCAAAAACACGCCGCTTACACCACCCTGCGAAATTGCCGCGCCGAATGCTGGCGAGTTACCAGAACCGCTCGTATACGAAACATAACGCACGTAGGTTGGGTCAATAGCCACCTCACCGCCTATGCCAGAATACGCAACATTATCCAGCGAGCCAAACGCACTGGAATGATTTGGGCACGCATAGGTATCTGTGCGCACAACGAATGTTGAGCCAGCGGATACGGTATAGGTATCTAGCGTTGCATTAACACTACCGCCCGTTTTTTGGTCGTAGTATTCAACGCCGCCAGAATTTATTGCGAAGGCCGTCATAATTTACCCAAAAAAAATCCCGCACGCGGCGGGATTATTGAATCAATGTTTTTTGTTAACCGATTTTCATTAAACCGTTGGCCGTGCCATCACAGTAATAAAAACCTGAAAGCGTAGTGGCAAGCGTGAGCGTAGTGGTACCCAGTTTTATAGAGAGAGTTGCGGTACCCTCGTTGTGCACGCAGAAAAAGCGCTTGCTTGCCTGCACTGTTAAATCGCGCGCAACCGTGTGGCCACTGCAGCGAAACATAAAATATTTTTTAAAATTTGCAGCGCTAACAGTGGCATTTGCCGCAGTTAAATCCACCACCAAAAAATCTTGTGTGGCAGATTCAAGACCGCGAACCATTTCGTTACACACGACGAATTGGTCAACTTGCCCGCTGGCGAGTTCTGTAATAGCTAATATTGGTGTTGCCATTTAAATGGGGTCCGGTAGTTGTTGTGACGGTGGCGTGAATGCAGACGTATAGCGCGGCTCATTATAGGTAATGCGAATATCATCAAAATAGCCATTCAAATAGCACGCAGCGGGGTTGCCAGCTGCATAACCAACAAGCAGCGGCTTACCACCATCTGCACGAGCCGGGATAGTTGTGCTGGACACATCAAGAGCACCACCTACAAAAACGCGCGCGGTAGTACCATCAAACGTAAAAGCAATGTGAACCCATTGAGATAACGGAATAGTTGTAGCCCCTGTATATGTTTGTATAGTGACAGCATTGGTACCATTACCTAGCGCGCCGCGAATTTTTCCGGCAGATGTAATTGATAATGAATATGATGGATAGGTAGAACCGTAAACGCCATCTTTATCGCAAATGGTTTGCGAGTCAGCAGTCAATGCGTTACACCAAACAAAACCTTCAATACAAAATTTACGAGAACTGAGGTTCAAATCAGTATGATGCGCAATACTTAAATAATCACCAACACCATCCAAACACCCGCTGGCACCGCCGTTTTTAAATTGTGCAGTGCTTATTTTTGCGTTTCCAAAAACCGTAATTGTTTTTGGTGTTTTTGAAGAATCTACAAACACCGTAGAATTATTGGCGCCATTCCCGTGCAATAAAAGCGCTACTTTATCGCCGTAAATATCCCCCACACCTATTAGCGTTTTTTCAACACTAAAACCACGGCCAATCACTGCTGATATTTGGTAAATTTTTACAGTTAGCGTTGTTGGCAAATAACCAAAATCAGCCAATTGATTTACCGCAGAATAAACAAATGTTTCAGTGGGCGACTGATACATTTTTTTAAATACAGTGCCTTCGTAAATTTCAAACTCAAACAGTAACGCAACCTCACCTATGGGCGCAGCAATGCCCGTGGCCCATTGGTTGCTAGCCATGCGCGTGCGTTTTGTGCATGAGATTGTCCAAACCTCTGCCACCAGCTCACCCGTAACACTCACAGGCGAGAGCGGTTTAAGGTTGGTGCCGCGATAGGTAAAGTTTAATTCGGTGGCGTCCTGCGCATCTTGCCCCGTGGTTACACCTTTGAATTTTCTGGGGGAATTTAGCGCTACGGCATCTGCACCTACAAAGGCGGTGTCTGGGTCATCTAAGAACACCAGCATATCGCCGGCCTCGTGCAAATCGCCCGCCCATTCCGTACCGAACAAGCCGCGCACAAAGGTAGTGAGCTTTATAGTCGCGCCACTAATTACCGTTGCAGTTGCGTACTGAATAATTTCCCAGCGACCATCTGCACCGTAGGCGCAATAATGTTTGCCAGTGAGCATTTGCGCTTCTGTTATTGAAAAGAATTCGCCCGCAATAACATTAATAGTTAATTCGGTGATGCGATCAATCACAAAATAATCGCCCGCAGGCAAGTAATTTACCGCGCGCGCAAACGTGCAGTTTGCACCAAAGCCTTGAATAGCATCGTAGGTTTGGCCAGAGTCTAGGCTGCGTAAAAATGCACCGCCTTTCCAGCTGGGGCCGCCACACATGGCAACACCAAACCCGTAGCCCGTGGTTGCATCATTCAGTGCAGGCAAATCTAAAATAATAGTGTTTGCAGGCACTATAACGGGTATGCTTTCAGAGGGCGGCGTTACAGCAATGCCCACGGCAGACGATTGATAATTCGCTGGCTCTGCGCGTTTTGCAGAAATTTCTAGGCGCTGATCAGCACCGTAACTAATTGAGCTAATGCGCATTACCGCATAAAGCCCTGCCGCAATTTCTACCTCTATTACATTGGCAGGTTTTAAATAAATATATTTTTGCGGCAAGGAAAACGAATAGGTGTCGCGTTCCATCCACGCTAAATTAATATAAATATCGGCAAGCTGCGCCGCGCTATCTGCAGATAAAACAACTGGCAAACTTTGATTTTTTTGGTTAGACGTACGCGATGGGTAATTGGCATCTTGCGTGTTTGTATCGTACTCGCGGTTGTAATCCAAATAGGTTAACGAATAATAACTGGGTAATTGCGAATCTGTTTCACGCTCGCGGGTAACTAGCACTCCGGGGGAATCACCCGCTGCACGCGCACCCAAATCGGTGAGCGGAATAGTCACAATGGGCGAGCCGCCGCGCTTCACAGCTTTTACGGTGTAGCCGTATTCTACAAAATCAAATAAAAATGCGGCTTGTAATGGCCCTAATTTACCGCGCGCACTGGTTACATCAGTAATGCGGTACCCATCTACATAATCACTTTCTAACTCGGTTAAATCGCGCAACGCGCCAGGTATACCCGCCGCAGACATATGGCGACCCACAACGGTATCCAAAGAGGCAGGCTGCACGGCGTTAAAATCTTTAAAGCGCCATTGCTCGTAATGCAGCTCGCCACCTTCTGCACCAAACCGCGTAGACCAGCCCACCACAAACAAACCACCATACACGGCAAACTGCAGCGCAAAATCGCCTGTGCTAAACGGAAAATTACCAAAGGTGAATGAGCGAATTGTGGCTAGGCTATTGCCATCGTAAACAAAAACGCGCAACGCACCGCCAGACACAGGGTCTGCACGATACAAAAAACCATCGTCATACCATAGCCGATAATAGATGCTACCCAATGGGGTATTGGTTGCCCTGCTCGCGTAAACCATGCCGCCAGAATTCAGCTTTATGATATTGCTGTTGTTGATAATGTAAAAATAACCATCACCATAGGTTGCACCGTAAGAGGGCTCATCATCCCAATCAAACGAGCCAGAATGCAGGCGCCCACCATGCACCATTTTTACGGTGTCTTTAAATGCCCATCCTGTTGGCGCACCATCTTGATAATTATTTGGTAGGGTTCCAGAACTTAAGTCGTACTGCTGCCAGTTTAAATAATCGCCAAAAGTTAAGCCTGGGTATATTGCAATATCCGTATTGTAAACAGCGGAAGTTCCAGCTTCCCAATCGCCTGTGTAGGCATTAAAACGGTGGTAGGATGCGGTTGCACCCCCCCCTAAATGAGGAGTCCACTGCGCAATAAATAAGGCGCTACTGGGCGACAACGCTCTAACAAACGCATGATTTTCACGCCACTCACCCCAATAGGTATCATAAATACTTTCATCAAACGGCATGATGGCTTCAAACACTTTTTGAAACGGCAGCAAATCATTTACCGTTTCAAAATCTGCAATTACCTCAACTTTTATGGGGCAGCCTTGCAAGCCATTGCCGTACTCGGTTAAATCAAAATCATAAAACATGATGTAGGCGGTGCCTTCATAGCTTGGGCAATTACCCACGCCGAGCACGGCCTCCATGCGTGAATCTGGATCGGTTTGCGTGCCGTTGTAGTAGTGCCAGCCCGCCGCATTTGAATTGCTTTGGCGAATGGAATCTATATCAACACTCTCGCCCACCGAATAAATTAATTTGCCGCCCGCCCAAATTCTACGAATAACGCTACCGGGCATTGCCTCGCCAATGGCAACGGCGAAAGTGGCGAAATAGGTTGTGGTGGTATAGCTACCTTTTGGGCTGCCGCCTTTGCCGCCCGTTTTTTGTTTTTTGGCTACGGCTTTGTATTCGTTGTTTTCTAAATAAATAATGCTGCCCGTGTGCGCAATGGTGCCGTGCAGTGTGGCAAGGCTTACGCCGTAGGCGACTGAGTTAAAGCTTTTATCTTCTAGGGTTGGGCCTTTTAAATCGGGGCCGGGGGGCGGGTCTATCATGCCGCCGATTGAGCTACCAATTACAAACCCGCGTACAGCGCCCGCCCAGCCGCCGCCACTTAAAAAACCACCTACCGCGCCAACAACACCGCCAAGGGTTTGACCTAAAGATTTACTCATTGAACAAACCTATAAACAGCTGTTATTTTTTTAAGCCAAGCTTCATCGATACGCTGCTCTACGGTGCGGCCAACATCATCGTAAGCGTGAATCATGTAGCCGTTGCCCGCATAGATTCCTAAGTGCCCAGGTGCTGCTTTTATTTTCATTAAAATAACATCGCCCGCGGCCATTTCTGAAACAGGGACTAACATTAAATTGGGCTGCGAATTTAAAAAGGCTTGCAACTGATCTTTAAACGGCAAGCGGCCATAGCCTTGCATATCTGCATGCTCAATACCCAGCCGAGTAGCGCAATGCACAACCACGCCTGCGCAATCTAACGCGGTACCGCACACGCGGCCTTGGTGGCGAAATGGTGTGTTTATACACTCGCGGGCATAGCCAACAATTTCATTCATTATTGCGCGCCGAATTTAGCAACGGTGGATTGTTGAGGAACATGAGGGAATGCACCAAAGTGTTTGCCGTTGGCGTGTTTTGTTATGCAATCTTCCGTGAAACGCTTACGGCAACCCACGCGAATTTTAAATTCATCGCCCACCTGCGGCGTGAAATAAAACGGGGTTGAGAGCGTAATTGTGCCGTTGGTTAAGTAGGTTTTTACAAACGCATAAGAAAGCCCTGCATTTAAACCGCTAGTGAAAATTAATTCGCCATTGCCAAACCAATCATCTGCATAGGTTGCATTTAATGTTGCGGCGCGAAATTGCATATTGCTGATTGAGTGACTGACTACAGACGTAATATCGCTCAGCGTTGCATTTTTTTGGCATTTGCTTTTATCGCTCGCGATGATTTCGCCGTTGATATGACTATCGCCAAATGTCCACAAACACCCGGGCGTTATTAAGCGGCCGCTGGTTTGATTTAATAAATCCATGAGCGACAAAAGCTCAAGCGTGTAGCGCTCATCTTCCTCGCGCACGCGGCCAATTTGATAAACGCGATCGGGTTCTTCATCCTCCACGGGCGCAGCCCAATCGGTGAAAAATGAATACACAAAGGCGCCATCCCATTTGCGGCTGTCCACCTGCTGGCGAGTGATTGCATCCACGCTGTAAACGCTACCGATATCGATAACAGTTGCGCCACCTTCAACGGTTGCACTCACATCCGTTTTCATGGCGAGGTCGCCACTTTCGTACACCTCGCTATTACTCATCACCAGCGCGCCGGGGTAACGCAACACAAACCGCAAAATGGTACCGTCTACCGCTTCAAACCGGATGCATTGGGTGCGGCGTTCTATGTTTACGGTCATGGGTTGAGCACCTCAACCAAGGTAATGCCTGCTACATCACGCAGGCCGCGCTCCAATGCCGTTACATCAAACGCAGCGGAAAATGCGCAGGGAATATCAAACCGGCAACCACCGGTGACGGCACCCACAGGGGCAACAGCAAAGGCAACTTCGCCGGTGGTGTAATCCACCGTAAAACCCGTAGTCACAACAACGCCAGCAACGGCAATTACCGCAGTGGCCGATTGGGGTTTTTTAAGCAAACGCTTGGGGCGGCCAATGGTTGGCAAGGCAGTTTTGCCTAGGCCGTATTCTTTTTGCAGCTGGAATTTTGTGGTGGTTATTTGTTTTAAGGTGCAATCCAACGCAGTGGGCGCACTAACGCCATCCTGCGCGGTTGTGTTGTCGTCATGGCAGAACACACGGAACGCACCGTAAGTGCCGTACACGCGGCGGTACAAGCTTAAAATGCCATTGGCCAACTCGGCTTTTTGTTGCGTGTAATCCACCGTGAATACATATTGGGGAATGGGTGAAATTAATTTTGTATAGCGGTTACCGCCAGAGTCTTCACCGGCATCTACCATGAATAATTCTTGGTACTGCACACCCAGGCGCATGGTTATGGGCAAGCGCTCTTCTAAAAATGGCATTAGCTGTACCTCTGAGTGCGCGCAATGCCCGCTGCAACCGCCCGCGATACCGCACCAGAGGCTTGGCGCGCCTCTTTGGAATCTTTAATGCCGCTTAAATTAATGTTAATGACATTAGAGCCGCCGCCACCCACAGCACCCACACGGCCACTATTGCCCGGTATTAAGTATTGCCTGCCACCCGAGGCGAATAATTCAGGGCGATTGTTTTCACCCACTTCATAAAATTTACCGCTGGTAACGGGGCCACCTACCGCTTTACCGCCACCAAATAAACCGCCGATACCTTCAAACAAAGCACCTATTCCAACCTTGCCGCCACCAGAACCACCGGTACCGCCCATACCCTTGGGAAACATGGCACCCATAATGTCTGCCGCGATGGCCTGGGCGATCATTTTTTTAATCATGTCTTCAAAGACTTGCAGAATATCCACCTTGCGACCACTTAGGCCGTCATAGATGGCATCACCAATACCGGATTGCATATCGCGGTACATGTTTTTGGTGATTTCATTAATCTCTTCGGTTCCTTTTTTTAATCCTTCTGCACGTTTTTTGTTAGCACGATCAATAAGCGCGTCTGTCTCCTCAACGGTTAAGCCAAGCTCTTTTATTTTTTTAATCATTTCATCGTAGGTGTAATTAATGCGCTCATCACCTTCCATGAGTGATTCTTTTATGGCCTTCAAATCTGCTGCGCTTTTTGCGGCCAAATCATCTGCTTTTTGTCTTTCGGCGACCAAATCAATGCGCCTAGCTTCTATTTCAAACAAGGCAACGGTTTGCGCAGTCGCTTTTTGCAAATCGCCATGCAAAGTGCGGTATTGAATTTTTTGTAACTCAGTTGCATTCATGCCGAGGGTTGCGCGCTCGCGCATGGCGGCAAGCTCAGCATCTAACCCCTCTTTAAAGCGGGCGGCTTCTTCGTTTGCTTTTTTCTGTGTGGCGGCGAGCTCTTCAGCAGCTATTTTTCCAGCGTTGTAACCATCCACCATTTTCTGCAGGTTTTTGCTTGCATCTGGTGAGACAGTGGGCAATTCTTGGGAAGATTTAGCAGACTGCATTTCCTTAAGCTCTGCCGCAACGGTTTTTTCTAGCTCTTTATATTCCTTTAGCTTCGCATCAAAGCCGGAAGTTAAATCTTTTGTGGCACCACCAAACAAAACATCTGCACTAAACCACTCGCCACTCATCTCCTTTTTAAGCGTTTGCATACGCTTTAATTTATTTTCGATATCGCCTTTTGCAAAACCATTACCAATTCCATTGGCATAATCTTTTAGCGAAACCAGCAGGGAGCTAAGCCCACCAACCGCTTTAATTGCAGAGGCAGAAATACTAACGATACCGCTGGCAATAGCCGCAATACCTTCTTGCGTTTTTGGGTCTGATAAAACATCTGATAACTCAGCCAAAGGCTCGGTTGCATCTTTAGCAATAACGGTACCCATATTCGCTAGCGATTTATTCAGCGCATGCAAATTATCGTTAAACTTTTCCGCAGCCTTGCCCGTTTTTTCATCCAGCACACCGCCCATGCGCTCAAGCTCATCGCCCGCATCTTTCAGGCCTTGCTTGCCGCCGTTAAGCAATGGGATTAATGCTGCGCCAGATTTACCAAATAAATCCTGCGCGATGGCGGTTTTATTGGCCCCATCTTCAACTTGAGAAAATGCTTGGGCAACCTCGCCAAATAATTCATTGGTTGTTTTTAACGAGCCATCGGTATTTTTAATATTTATGCCGAGGATTTTAAACGCATCTGCCTGCGCGCCCGTTCCCTCGGCCGCAGCAACAATACCTTTATTAAATTTACCAAGCGAGCCGGTTAAATCACTGAATTCAACATCTGCACCCTCGCCCGCGTGGGCAAGTTTTGAAAGCTCACCAATTTGCACGCCGGTAATTTGCGATTGCTTGTACATAGCATCCGCATTATCAATAGCCGCTTTGGTGAGCGCAGCCATACCCACCGCACCCGCAGCCGCAACACCCGCTGCAACTTTTGCGGTGCTTGCCACCGTGCGCTGAAAATTCCGTGCGTTAGCGTCAAACAAACGCTGCGCACGGCCTAGGTCTGATTCAAGGCCCGCTAAATTCGCGGCTAAATCAATCGTTAATGTACCTAATGACATTTTTTACCAACCTAGTAATTCATCGAGTGCAGCGTCTGCAGCGGTTTCGCTATCAAACTCTTGCGGTGGTTCTGTATCGGTTTCTTTTTGAAACTCCACAACGTAAAAAGCCATCCACCGAACGAATTCAGCAGATGGCATTGCGTTGATTTCAGCTTCTGTTTTGCCAAGATCGCGCGCCAACCTGAACTTAAAATACAGCTCAGGCCGGCGCCTTAGTTTTTTGCCTCTTCCTCTTGGGAATCCACTGCAAAACTATTTAGGCGAACAATTTCATCGTAAATTTTGCTGATAACAGCGGGGGATTTTTGCGAGAGCGCTTCAATATCATTTTTAGTGAAACTGCGCGCACCGGTGGAATCAACAATGGAGCTCACCAGCAACCCGCACTGCACTTGCAAATAATATTGCGCAGCTGCAAGCGCATCGCTTTGGGCGATATCCTGCATTTTTCCAATATCAACCAAGAAATCCATGCGCTGCTCTACACCGAGCGATCGCAAATGCACTTTGCCGCCCCACTCGGGTACATCTAGCACTTTGATTTGGTTGTCTTGCGCTGCAAGTATGTCGCTTTTGGTGAGTGGCTTATCAGCAAAACAGCCGAGCAAACACATTAAAATTGATTTCAAAACCTTCATGTTAATTAAACCACGCTCAGTTTTTTGCCAGACACGCGAATGGAAAGCGAGCCGGTATTGCGGCCATCCACTGCGCCGGAATCGTTGAAGGATTTAACGGAACCGTAAAAGATTTTGAAGTAACCGTTGCGCTTTTTAATTTTGAACCAGCGAGGCAAACCGTCTGAGCGGGCTGTTTCTAATTCAATGTGGGCTGCGTCGTCTTCAACGAAATGCATATCTGCAGTGAAGGTGCCGGGGTCTGGCAGGCCAATATCAAATTCTTTTTCATCGCTCACCATGGTGGTTACATCTTGCTCAGCAGCACCAGGGTCATCAAAGTTGTAACTTTTGTGCTGTTCACTTTCTACGAACGTGAAAGGCGTTGCAGTACCCGCGCTTGACCATGTGGTGTATGCGGTTGAATCTACACCCACCAACTCAAAGGTGTTGGCAGTGAGCACTTTAATGGGCGCCTCTGTACCGTTTAACTCAACCATGCCCACAATAGCGGCCAGCGCGACCACATCGCCCGTTGCCAAGCCGTGCGCCGTTGCAGTGACTACCGCAGGGTTAGCTTTTGAAATGCCGGTAATGGTTTTTGCGGTACCCACACCAACAATGTTTTGAATAAAAAAACGCGTACCCTGAGAGGAAACCGCTTTTGCTTTGCGAGCCATAAATTTCTCCAATAAAAAAACCCGCACTAGGCGGGTTTGTTAGGTGTTGTGGTAAAAAATTGTTTAGGTTTTACACGTCTTGCCAAATGGAATATTCAAGCACAACGTAATACAGTTTTGTTGTTGGGTCTTGCAGATCGCGATCACTAATAAATACCGAGGCGAAACCCTCATAGTCTTCAATGGCATTTTGCACGGCTTCTGCCAGTGATTTTGCTTGCAGGTAATCGTTTGAGAAACATGAAAGCTGGAAGCGGCCATTGCGCAAACAGCCGCCCGAAATCATGGAGCCTTCACGATTGCCCGCAACCAACTGGTAAACCACATAGGGCGCAGGCTCACCTTCTGGCATGGTGAGCGCGGCAATGCGTTCTTCTACAATGCTCACAACAGCAGAAGAGCCCAACAGCGCGGTGCGGATATCGGCTTCAATCATCTTGGCATACTCGCTTCACGGGCAATTTTTTCAGCTTCTTTTACAACGCGTTTTTTCAAAATGCCTTCAAACTGCTGCAATGCTTCGTATTTTTTTTCTTCATAAGCTGGGCGCATGAAAGGCGATGCCGCGTGATGCGCGGTACCGAACTCTTGAAACACCCAGTAAAACGGGTCATTGGGATTGTTAGCGCCCCTTGCCCCACCATTCGCTTGGCGAAACGATAGAATTTGTTTACCCGTTAGGGGTTTTACGCTGACGTAAACGCCGTATTTATCGCGCTTAGATTTTCTAACGGTAATGTTTGCTTTAATGGTACCGGCTTTGCGGTGAGGGCTTGGCGTTTGCAGCACTGGCGCATTGGCCTGCGCCTGCTTACGAATAGTTTGCGCGCCAGCACGCAGCGCTGCGCGTACAGCACGCTCACCCAATTTGGCAGGCAAGGCATTCAGGGTTTGCTTTAAGGCCTCAAGGCCATGCATGCGAACCTCAGCCATTACTTGCACCCTCAGTACATAAAATTTCTAATTCAGAATTTTTTTCACGCAAGTTAAGCGCGCTTTTAATATCAAAAATGCGGCCCTTATAAACAATGCGCGTGGCGGTGGTCACACCTTCAAAATAACGGCAACGAATGCGGTGAGTGATTTCACCCTGCACCTGCCCCGCCGCTAAAATTTCACGCGCACTAATAGGCTCTATCGATACCCAGCGGGTACCGGTTGGCAAATCCAGCCAGCCATCATCCAAATGGCCCACTTCGTTTTTAAGCGTGGAGCGCTTTTGGAAAGTGGCGCGTTTGTTTAGTTTGCCGGGAATCATTATGCAGACCAGCCTTTGCGGCTAATGTTGAGCAGGCTTTCAACTGCCATGGGCAACTCTTGCGCGGTAACACCCACAAGCACTGCAGTACGGTTTTCATACCAGTGCGCAACAATTAAACGTATGGCGCGCGTTATGTTTGCGGGAACATCTGCAGCAGCACCAAAGCCAGCTACAAAGCGAATGGTAATTGCATCGCGGCGGGCGTAAACACTGGGCCAAACAACACCTGTTTTTGGCTCAATAAACGCACCATCTTCATCGCCATACAAATAGAAATCATTTACATTGAGCGTCTGCACTTGATTATCTGAATCAAAATAACTGATTGAGGTAATTGATTGCACCGGCGACAACGGCAAGACAATACAACTGCTAAATGCAGAGAGTTTTAAATCCCACGTTTCAGCGGTTAATACTTTGCCCACAATCCCACTTTTGCCACCCACCAATGCACAGGCGGCCAAAATATAACTCTCAATCAAATCATCTTCATCGTCGTGCTCGACTTTTGAATCAGCTTTGCAGTCGTCAACACTGACTGGCAAGGCAACAGCGCCTGCAACCTTAGTGAGAAAGTAAGAACTCATTTTTTTACAGCTTTTTCAGTGGAGACTTTTTTTGTAGCGGTTTCGGCTTCGGTTTTATTCTTTGCTTCTTCAACATCTACAGCAGCGGTAGCAGCTTGGCCAGCTTCAATCATGCGTAAACCTTCGTCATCACCAACGTCGATTTCATCGCCACGATTTTGAACAACATCGGGGCCTGCTCGACTGCACAATAATTTAATTTTCATTTTAAGCTCCAAATAAAAAGCGCCCCGTAGGGCGCTTTTTTGTTTAACTAACTTAATTTATTGCGATTAGCTCGCGGCAGTAATCAAGTGCTTCACTGCAGCCGAATTAAGAAGCTCGCCGTCAAAACGTTTGAAGCCAATCATGCCAACTTGGAAATACTCCGCATAGCGCTCACGCAATGTCATAACTTGGAAGCCATTAACCTTACGAACAACATAGCGAGAAAAATCGCCGAAAATAACAGGCTTCGCAGCAGCGCCAATGTTTGCCATAGCCTGATTCACGCTGTAAGGCTTACCATTAATTAGATCTGGCTCACCACTTCTGACATCACCCATTTGCCATAAATAGTTGCCTTCGCCATCTTTCAATTTACGAACCGAAGCAAGCGTGGTGTCGTTAAACATCCAGCGACATTTTGGTGAGGCACGATATGCAGGATCAACACTATGAAAAAGATCAATTAACTCATCGAAAGTAATTGCAGCGGCGGCAGCGGCTGTTTTGCCTAATGACGTTGCAGGCACAATTCCTTGCGGAGCACCTGAGCCGTTTGCCGTGGTTAATGCAGTATTAGCTGTGCGACCAAGGCGCTCACCAAATAATTCATTCACAAGCGCTTGAATATCAAACACAGAATCTTGCAGCAACTCCATTGGAATTCTTACGATACCTGTATCGTAGACATACGCATCCAACAACTTTTCACCGAATGCAATATCGTCGGTACCGTCATCATCCACAGCAGCGTTCTGCGCTTTAATTCGGCCAGTTTTTGCAGTGTCATCAACGGTTGGCCAAGGAATACGATTACCAGAGGTTGTGCTAAGCTCACGAACAATATTCGCATCCCACATAGGGCCCCACGCAGCCATTGCGCGGTCGATTTCTGTCATCAATTCAACCGGCACTGTGTAGCCACCAGAGGAACCTGTGGTGCTGGTTTGAGCACGCTGTTCTGGCGTTAAATCCACGCGACCAGTAAGCAACACTTCGCGCTCTTCTGGCTCTAAAGATTGCACACCGAAGCGCAACTGTTTGGCAAACACTTCACGATATTCAGGTGTAGTTGCATCACCATCACCAGCACCGCGCGCTTCACCGTCATTTTGATTTGGACGGCGTGGGTCACCAGCCTCAGAAGCTCTTTGTGCCACATCTAAACGGAGCTCGCGCTGAATTTGACCTTCAATTTTGTCATGGTCAGCCATAATGGCATCAAAGCGCGCTTCAATTTCTTTGGCCGCACCAGGTTCGGTTGTGGCGGTAATTTTGTCTAGCTCTGCGCGGGCTTCGGTAGCAAGTTTTGCCTTACGTTCCCGCAATTCTTTAATAGTCATGATAAATCCTCGTTGCTGTGCAGCCCACGCACAAGAAGGGCGACCAAGTGCGGGAACCGCGCTTAGTTATTAACTGCTAGAGCTAATTTCATACGCATGCGAGTGGCATTTATTGCGCTCGCATGCTGAATTTTGTTGGCATTGGCAGTGCGAAAATCTTGCAAACTGCGCAAGCCGATTTCAGTACCTTCATAAGCGGGATGCGTAACGATTGATACATCACGCAAGCCAAGTTTTTTTAGAGTTCGCACAGGGATATCACCGCTTTCATCCCACTCTTGAACTTCTGGAATGAATGCAAAACTCATTTTGTCTAGGTCGCCACGCTTCATTTTTGGCACGATTGCCATTACATCTGGATCAAGCGGATCTAGTTCTGTTTCCATATACAAACCGCGCTCATCTTCTTTGAGCGTGAGCGTGCCGGAACGCGTGCGAGCGAGTGGCAAACCTTCGTGATTAACGAGAAAAACTACGTCATCACGACCGACTGCATCTTTAAACGCACCGGGCTCAATGACCTCTAAAAAATATCCACCGATATCGGTGCGCTCATTAAACACAGCGGCGTAACCACTCACTTTAATTGCGGCACCCTCTGCGCGAATTTCGACGGGTAGCCCGCTACGGATTTCATGCGTCATTTTGTTTTTCCTTTGGCGCAGGAGGCGCAATAGGTTGTTGAATGGGTTGCGAGCCAAGCGGAACGGTTGCGCCTTGAATTAAAAGCACATTGCCTTGCGGATCGTCTTCTCTGTTTTCTTGGCGGCGCGCTTCGTTTGGCTTGATAATTCCGTTTTGAATACCGGTGGCGTAGCCCGCCATACGCGATGTGAAATCGCCACGCAGCAAACCATCTAAATTAAATTCAACGTAGAATTGATTGTTATTTCGGCCAAACAGCTTGAGGTTCATTTCTTGCTCAGCTTGTTTTACCCAGTGCATAATGCAGTGCTTAACTAGCTGCAAATCTTGCTGCTCGACATTACTAAAAGTCCCGTTGGTTAGGTCTTGCAGAAACGCGGGAGGCAATGAATAAATGCGGGCGATATCCACAACCAGCGCCGCTTTTAATTCAACGAGCTGTGATTTTTCTGGATCAACACCAATCGCTTTAATTTGGTGGCCAGTTGGGACCGCAACGAGCGGGCGCTTTTCTTTGTATGCAGCTTTTATCGCGGCTTGCATGTCGTTAGATGCACGCTGCAGCGCTGCACCAGACTGAAACGGACCCTCTAATACTGCAGGGGGAATTCCACCGCCCTGAAAGAAACGGCTACCGTAATGCGTTGCCGCGATAGCAAGCCCGATTGTGTCTTTGTTGGTTAGAATTGGGCTGCGCGCCGTGAGCATATCCGCCTTTAACATAAACGGAATGTCGATTATTTCGCTGGCTTTATAGGTAATTGTGCGACCACCCTGCCGCAATTCATAAAGCTTGCGGCCACCAACACGCTTTACGGTTACTTCAGAAGGGTTTAACGGCCACAAATTAATAATGCGGCCAGCAACATTCTTTTCAATGAAGGTTAATTGCCTGCCACCCGTGAGCGTTTGCTCAAATGAATATTTTCGCCAATCGTACGAGCTGCACTCATCGGTAACGGCATCGTGCAAAATAATTGCTAGGCCATCGGTAACTTTTTCACGACCGGCTTCAGTTTTCTTGTAAAGATTGAGAGGCAAACTTGCGAGCGTACCGGAAATAAAATTTACTGCAGCCCACACCGCGGGCACACCCAGAGCCGTCTCAATGGTGACATTAACACCCGCAGCACTTTCGCCAGAGCCACCCAACAAATCTAAAATGGCCGCAGCAGAAATAGGGACAGCAGGGTTTTCAATTGACTCGCGCACTTCGGCGTTTTCTACGGACGTGCGCGTTTCTTCCGCTGCTTTTTTGCGGTGCCAAAATGCCATAGTTTGCCTGCTGAATTAAATTATTGGAGTGCGTAGTTTTCGTCTTCCCATGGGGAGACTGGTTGCGCATCTTCGTCGGGGCGATAAGCTGCAGTGAACGCCATGAGTGCGGCGACTGCACCATCGATTTTGTTGTCTTTGCCTTCTTTAACGGGGCGCATCATCTTGCCGTCTTCTGTTTCTTTTGAGACTACGTTGCCAAACATCCAAGTTAAGCATGGGTTGCCATCGTGATGAATACGACCCGCTTTTAATAGCCGCTCAAAATCACGCATAGGCGCTGAGAAATTTGTGTAGGTTTGGCCGAACTTTACGGCCTCAATTTCGTGATGTTTTTGTAATCGCAACGCCAAATCGGCTGCGCCGAATGGGTCATAAAACGCTTGCGGGATCATGTACAAGGTTGCGTCATGCTTTACATCGTCTTCAACATCTTCGGTGTCGATGTAATCGCCATCGCACGCGATTAAATAGCCATCGTGTATCCAGCCAGCGTAGTGCTCATGCTCAGCGGCTTTGGCTTCGGTTGTGTAGTAGCGCCCGAAAAAGTAATAGTGATCAAGGCCATCCACCGAGCGGCGAAAGCATTTAACCGCAGCGGTTAAGTCGTCTGACTCTGAAAGATCAAGACCGAGTTTTGCCGTTTCGCCTAAAAAGTTTTCTTGCTGCAACGATGTATCGCCAGCACGCGCCCAATCCAACATATTGAGCCACGCATTTTTGCCGGCGACCCAAATATTAAAATGTTTGGTCATCACGATGCTGCGCTTACGTGGGCTGCGAATCGCATCACGTACACGCGCTTTTAAAAATTCCATATCAACGGAAATGCCAACGTTTGGATTGGCTTTAATAATTCCTTCGTCGGTCATCCATTCTTTTTCTATATCGTCTACGGTGTAGATCATGCCGTAGAGCTCATCGTTTTCTTCGCCTTCGAGCATGCGCTCAACTTCTTTTTGCGATGAGTAGCATGGGCCAGCGGTGTTGGAACCAGCTGTGGTAATCATGAGCAACAAAGGTTGTTCGCGGGCGCCCATGCCGGTAATCATTGTGTCGAATAGCGTATCGTCTGGATGCTCATGCACTTCATCCAAAATCGCGCAGCTTGGTGAGGCACCATCGCCCGGCTTACCAATCACCGGCTCAAATCTGCTGCCATCTGCGAGGCGTTTGCGGCCATCGGCTAGCGCTTTTGTTCCGTGAGCATCGCATTCCAAGCGTTTTGCGTGGCTATTTACACCGTATGAGCGCCTAAAACTGGCTTGTTTTTCTGCCATTTTTTGCGCTGGCCGGAAAACTTCCCACGCTTGTTTTTCGCTGGTGGCCCCGCAGTAAACTTCTGCACCGAATTCGCCATCTTCAACCAGCATAAACAGCCCAATAATTGCAGCTTTTACGCTCTTGGCATTCTTACGCGGTACGCATAAATAGATAATTCTGAAGCGACGGAAGCCGCTGGACTTGTGAACCCAGCCAAAGATCATCGCAAAATTAAATTTTTGCCATGGCTCTAATTTAATTCGGTTTTGTTTTCCAACTTGCGCAGCCCACTTGCCTTTTACATGCGGGAACAACTCGCCAAAATTAATTGGGCGCTGCGCTTTTGTTTCATCGAAACGATACGGGAAACTTGGATCATCTTGCCTAGCTAAATCGGTAACGTGCCGCTGTACTGCTAATTTTTCCCACTTACATGCAGGCCTATCGCCCGATAAAACCGCATCGATATAGGACTGGATATCATGTAGGTGTTGCGTCATATGTTTGTGAAATCATCATCGCCAAATAGCGAGCCTTGCTTGTCGTTGAAGCGTAATTCAGTGGCGGGAGAAAGCCCAAGTTGCGCTACAAGCGAGTTCCACTTGCGCCAATCATCGTTCAACTGCGCGACCTCTGGGCGGCTTTTGCGCTGAGTGCCGTGGCGACCGGTTGTAACGTATGTCCACTCAATTTTATCGAGCGTGAGACGCGTTGTATCAAGCCGAACTTTTACAATGCAATACTCATAAATAAAAGGAATGAAAAATGATCGCAATCGCAGAAATATTCAACAACACCGAAAACCAGAATCAGCTGGTGTACATCGAGACCGCAATGATTAGAAAGGAAGGCGGAAAGTATCTGGCCGAGGTGACTGTCGAAGAACTGGAGCGTCTTGCGCGCATCGGATATGAGGTCTACACCGACAAGCCCGCGGTGATTCAGATCCTCAAGAAAAACCAGATTCACGGCCTTGATATTCCTGCGCTGGAAGACGGGCAAACCTGGAGTTCTGAAACATGAAAGCACTAATTGCGATGGTCATCGCCTTTATAATCCTGTTGGCAATCATGCCAGGCGCGCGAGCATCTGAGCTGCCAGGCGCCACCATGTCCATCCTGCACTACTCGCAATTCAAGGACGTGTTCATGATGGCTAAATGCATCGAGGTCGGCAAAGCAGATCGAGCTGACTTCTCGTACGCCTACATGCTGCTCAAGCAGCGCGACCCTATGGCGGTTATGGCTGTGCAGGCTGGTGGCGAAACGCTGCCAAAATACCTGGGACCCACACTTTCGCGTGACCTGGGCAATACCATCGACAGCTTCCAATTCATGCAAGGCAAGACCCTTGATGACTACTGCAAATACACCGCAATCCGAGCTACAACGCCCCGCTAAAGCAGATTTACTGATATCCTTGAGCCTGCCAGGGAAGGCATCCTCTATCTCAAGGAGTACCCAAGATGGGCGTTCTATCCATCACTTATGGCCCCTACACGCAAGCTGGCGGCATCCAGACGATTGCATTGACCAGCACTCAGCGTAACCGCTACAACCACTCAATTGCATTGAAGTTCACCGACTCTTCCGGGGTTGCGGTGACGCCATCCGTCGGCACCATGAAAGCTTATGGCCGCCGCGAAGGTGGCAGCATGTTTGAGCCGCTCGATACCAACCCACTTGATGCCAAGACGACAGCGGGATGGCCGTATACCGAGGATCCTCTCGACTCCGTGCAGATTGAACCGGTAGGTCTAAGCTCGTCACTGCAGTATTACGTGGTGATCAACTCGCTGAGTTCCTGGTCGTGATACGCACGCGCAAGAGCGCGGCAGCTGAGCTGGCTGCGATCAAGGCGATGATCACTCCACTGGTTATCAATATGGTGCCTACCGAAGGCATGACGATCACCCTGCCCGTCAGTACGCAGGAGATCATTCTCAACATGGACCCTGCTACTGATCTGTCTTTGGTGACTATCGCCCTGCCTGCGAACGCTACGCCTCGTGAAGGTCAGCGTGTATTCATTGGCTGCACCAGGTCCATCGAGCAGGTCACTGCTACTGGCCCTGCCACCGTCAACGGGCCTATCAGCATGATCTCCCCTGGTGACAATTTCGTTTACCTGCAAAACAAAGGCCAGACATGGTCGAGGCTTATCGGATGAAAACAGTTATCTTCTTGTTGGCCGCTTTTTGTGGGTCGGTGTTTGCTGCTGGCAATGACTTGGTTATCCCTCAGCGTCTAGCTGATGATTCTCAGCCAATCAACCGGCTGGTCGCGAAGCCTGCCGGAACTAATGACGGCGTACTGGGTTATCTAGGCTCCACGCAGCGGCCATACTTCCTTGGCATTGGTCCAGGCCTTTCACTGAGTAATGGCGTGCTGGACTCATCGGCAAGCGCTCCTACCTGGGGTGCGATCACCGGAAAGCCTTCGTTCTCGGCGGTGGCTACATCGGGTGCATATGCTGATCTGTCTGGAAAGCCATCCATCCCTGCCGCTCAGGTTAATTCGGACTGGTCGGCTACGACTGGTGCCGCTCAAATCCTCAACAAGCCTGTACTGTTCTCGGGGGCGTACAGCTCGCTTACTGGCGTGCCTACAAGCTTCGCGCCTAGCGCGCACACGCAGGCTTGGTCGACTATTACCGCTACACCTACCACTCTTTCGGGCTACGGCATTACTGATGCAGCTACGGCGTCGCAGCTGACTGGCAAGCTGAATACTCCGTCCGGAACTACAGCTCAGTATCTCCGCGGCGATGGTTCTCTTGCGGCATTCCCCACAATCCCTGCAGCTCAAGTGCAGCCAGATTGGAATGCAACATCTGGACTTGGCGTGATCCTGAACAAGCCGGTCATTGCTGCCCAGAAGAGGATTGAGACGTATACCGGCGTCACTGACGCGAACGGGCTATGTACTGTCACCTACTCGACTGCATACCCGGCAGTTCCGAGCGTTCAGCCAGGGCCGCCAAGTGATTCAACCCAGAGCTGGATTTTGGTCAGCA